TAGAATAATCTATTTCTACAAAATCTTGATTCCTTATATTGTTATTATCATAAGTTAAAATCTTATAGTATCCTGACCCTTCTGAAGAAAATTGTTTTATGTCGCAGTTTACCGATACGTTAAATATCCAATTATTTGATTTAAAATCTTTTTTATTGTTGTATCCATATGAAGATACTTTTAAAATATCACCAGGAGAAAACTTTTTGCCTTTATTTGTTACATTGACATTTGATACAACTCCACCAATTCTAAATCGTATTTCTTCATTTGTAGAAGAAATACCAAAAGCATAAACATTTAATGATATGTCATTTCCAACCACCAAATCTTCTATTATTCCAGAACATCCTTTAAATTGCGTAAAAGTCTTTTCTTCATAAGTTATCAAAAAGTTTCCATTTAAACCCGAATACACTAGGGTCCCTTTTTGTGGAAATCCAATTGTAGAATCCACCAAAATAGAATTATCTAAAGTTTTTACTGTTTTGGTTATTTTTGTTTTTGGATGTATTGAAAAATCTCCAAATACAGTTCCAACAACATTGATGTCTTTGTTAAAATCGTTATCTAACTTTAAAGTGTAATATTTTTTATTATCTCTAAAAATTTCTTCAATATCAGTTACTGTTCCGAAAGCTTTTTTTATGTTGCCCTGATTATCTTGGAATATTGTTTTATTTTTTAATTCTAAAATATTTCCGCTTATTTCTTCTACAACAAGATTCTTTGTTATTCTATACTGAGCATCTGAAGGTTGTATTAAATATTCACTTGGTTTTATTACATCTACATTAGTACCAAATAAAACTCTGAATAATATTTTAAATGATTCTTCAGTCCCCTTTGAAGAATAAAAATCTTTGGAGTTTTTTAAAAATGTTGCTGAATTTAAAGAACCAAAAATCTTTCTTCCCTCAAATCCAGGAAGAAATTGTTTTTTTGTCTTATTATAATAAATTTTCAGGAAAAGAACACTTAAATTAATTACTTTATTTGGAATTTCTTGAGTTCCTACACTATGAGACTCGGATAAAGTATCCTCAAATATAAAATTTTCATCGCTGCTATTAGTATATGAAGTTATTGCACTAAACCCTCTCACACAATCCTGGAATGAATTTTGTGATTTGGATTTGTATAAAATTACTTCAGAATCTATTTTAATTAGTCCATATCTATCAGGAAATCCTTCTGTAGATTCTACAAAAATTTCATTGTCAATCAAACTTACTTCAGATGAAAGAGTTGTGAATTCTACTAAATTTGAACTTCTATCTACTTTGATCTGTTTGTCTATATTTTGTAGGATATTATATACTCCACCTTCAAAATCTAAAGAACGATAATATTCGGTCAAAAAGTCTTTTGCTAAGGGGAAATTCTCCCTAACAAAAAGTGGAAGTTGACTTTCTACTATTGAACTGATTTTTATTCTTGTATTATCCATTTATTAATTTCGTACTAGGTCCCCATTAAAATAGCTTGATGTAAATATGTAATTGGATCCTGAAGAATCAGAACCAGATTCTATATTGTCAGGTATCATTACAATTTCAACTGTATTACTATCTAGTTGTAAATAAAGATCTTGTAATCCAATTATATCATTTGATTTTGGTATTGCAGATATTTCTACAATTGGAGTTCCGCCAGAGAAGTTTAAAGTTGAAATTATATTGATAGGAGAAGTTTTAATTTCTCCCTTTTCATAATCTATTGTACCTATATTTTCTTCAACTATCACTGGTTGAGATTTTGAATCTAGATAGAACAAAAATATTTTTCCATCCTTTAGGTTTGAGTTTGGTTTATCTGAAATGTAAACTGGTTTTTGAATTCCTGAAATATTAAATCCGGTAGACTTAATATTATATCCTGCAGAATTTTTTATGTAAAATTTATTGCCAAAGCAAATTTCATATTCTACCGGTTGATTTGCCAGTATTTTCAAATCCCTTCTGATTTGAATTTTAGTTATATTGGAGGTTATTGATTGATCAGAGTTATCTATTATATTTTGGTATTTGCTATATTTGAATCTAGCACCATACTTATTAATTTCTTTTGATTTTGAAAATATATTAATGCTTTCAAAAATAGAATTTTTAACAGTATTTGCAGAAGAAGTTAAATTTTGATTATAATATACATTTGAAATTGTTTCAATATATAATATCTTCGCATCTAATATTTCTGGTACAATTCCTGCAACACTAAACTTTTTCAAATCATTTTTTATATTATCTTTTATTGAATTTGAAAGAAAAGTTCCAAAGGTAGGTTTTATAGTAATAAAAACTTTTCCGTATTGTGGGGGCGTTAAGTCCTCTCCCCCAAATACGTTTACAGATTCTGCTTCTGGATAAATTTTTGGAATAATTACTTCATAGTCAGATGAAGTTACTGCTCTATTCTGTGCAGCATAAAGTCTTGGAGCAAAATTTTTAATTGAAGATACTGATTCTATCTCAGAACCACCTTGAGAGTTTGAATCTATTGTTAGTATAGATATTCCAGTTCTAATTGGATTTCCTCTACTGTCTATAATTCTTCCCGAAAAATTGAAACTAGAAAATCCATTTCCAAGTTCTCCGTTAGTAACAATATAAGAACAATCAATAACATTTCCATTGTCCAATTTTTTACCAATAACTCCATCTCCAAATATTAATTCGTATTGTTGATCTTGAACTTCTTGTAAAAAGAATACTTTTGAATTTGAATTGACCTGGAGTATATTATCAGATTTTATAAATTTTCTTGTTTGAGTGCTAGTTGAAGCATCCTTTATGGATACATTAATAGTATTTGTATCAATATTCCTATTATTTAAAATATATCTTTGATTTTTATTGATAGAATCTACAGTAAAAGAATTTTTTATATAATTTCCTTCAAAAACTTCAATAGAATCAAATGTAGCAATTCCATTAACTACTGGAGTTGTTACATCTTCAAGAATAGAAAATGAATAACTTATATTCCCAAAAGAAGAAGAAGTACATACCAAACCCTTCTGTAGCGTTAAGGATAAAGGTCTATCTTCAATTTCAGTAAGATCTACAAAAAAACTTACTATTGCCTTTGCTGCTGTTCTAGACTTAGGAACATATCCAATATTTCTTGCAAGAGATACAACATTCTCTCTAAGAGTTGCGCTATCAATAAAAACTTCATTACTAACCATATTCGCATTATATGATGCAATATATGTGTTATAAGCTAAAGTATCAATAATAACAGATAAATTTGATCCTTCAAAATCATAATCCGTAAAATTGGAATTTGATCTTAAGTAATCTTTTATTGAAGTCTTAATCTGATCGAAATCTAGATTAGTGAAGTTTACTAGTGCCATTATCGTGTTGGTAGTAATGCAAATGATAACTGTTGAGGTAAAGCTTCAATCCCAATAATGTCATAAATTAAAGTAACGTCAAATTGATTATCCTCAAAATTTGGTTCCACTTTTACTTGAGTTAAATTAACCCTAGGTTCATAATTTTTAATTGTATTTTTAATTTCGTCTTTTATCACAGAAGCAGACAAAATATCAATGTTTTCAAAAAGACTTTGGGATACCTTGGATCCTATATTTTGATTAAAGAATTTTTCTCCAGGAACAGTAAATACTAGATTTCTAATAGAACGTGCTATTGCAGTTTCATTTTTTAATGCAATTAGATCAAAGCTTAAGGGATTAACCTGAAACGACAGGCTAATGTCCTTAAAACTTTTACTAACACGTTCTAGAGGCATCTAAAAAGTAATAATTCTATCTTATTTATCACCCAAAAATAGGTTCTGTTCCATATTCCCAGTCGTCATAGTCGCTGTCATTACGTATTTTTGAATGAATTTCATTTTGAACACCAAAATCATGTTTTTTAGGTGTCATGTCATCATTATTGATCTCTCGAAGCATCTTTTTTTCTGGTGCTTTGGTCCAATAATCAGTAATAAGACCACTTGTGCCCCACATTTCTCTCATGTAACTTGAATCACGGTCTGGATTTGGGTGCATTGCCATCTGTTTTCTCCTTTTTGGGGTTGAACAGAACTTTTTACGGGGTTTCTATCCCGGAGTCAATGTAAAATCCTTTTCTTAAGTAATCTTTATCCTCAACAAAGTGTAAATTATCGTATTCTACCTTATCATTTTCTTTCCAAACTGGTATTGCGACTCTATTACCATATCTAAAGTCGGGATTTCTTCTAAAATGAACCTCTATGAGTCTATTTCCAATGAATTCGCAGTTGATCCACTCATAATCTCCAACCAACTCTTCTAATATTTGCGGAAATTCCACTTCCTTGTCTATTATATACCACTTTTTCCACTTATAGTAGGGATCATTAACATCTCTTTCACCTTTAACTACCAATTTTGCCTTTTTGTTCTGGTAATCAACACTTATATGTTCACCTTCAAAGATCTCACACCAGAATTCAGAAGGATGAAAGTGTTCAGTGTCCTTATCAATCCACTCCTTACGCGAAAATCGCCCCATACCAAGTAAATTAATACTTGGTCGGACGATATAATACCCCGAATATGGAACAGGCACCCCTGTAGGTCCACAGAGATGCCCTAGAAGACGATTTAAAATGAGTTTATTGTAAACCCATAAGTCTTTTGGATGTATTGAATTCCATTCTGTACAAGGTTCTAAATGGTACATCCAAAAGAAACTATTCTTTATCTATTTACCTTGACCACGATACTTTTTCTTGCGTCCATTACGAGATGTTGCGGAAAGCAATGTGCGAGCAGAACGACCTTGGCGAGTCTTTTTAGGAGGCGCCGGAGTAAAAACAGTCTTATTAAGTGCCATAAGTTAAATCTCCAATCAAATTACACGAGTTTTTTCATGTCCAACACGAATACGAGGATCGCACCAGATCTCAAAGCCTTCTTCCTTTGCATC